TAGAGTGCAAGAGATCCCGTAGTGTGGATTGGATTTTTCCAACGATGTAGCTTTTTATTAAGTAGCTACTGAAACTTCTGGAGCCGAACCTTCAACAGTGTTTTGTTTGTGGGCAATCACTGCTTCTTCTAGCTTGATCTTCGTGATGATTTCTCTAACTTTGTCATCAATTCTGACCATTTCAAGGGTGTATCTGTTCTCAGACAGAAACTCCTGTTCCCACTTCAACTCCAAGGACCTTTTTTGTTTGTAAAGGTCTTGTATCATTTATAACCTCCTCATAGGTTATTCTATATTTGTTGGAATCAAACGTATTATCTCCAACATGTTCCCATTTTATATCATTTACTCCTAATTTGTCAACTATAGCTTGTTCGAGGGAAACAGGATCATCTAAGGATGATACTTCGAATTTTGCATAATAATTGTAGGCGTTAATTGTAATAAGGAACTTTTTCATATTTTCTTTCTTTATTTTAAATGTGGCGGAACAATGTCCCGCCACAAAATTTTAGTTATTACGCTCCAGCAGAAGCATACATACCTCTTGGATCAGAGAATCCAAAAGAGTATCTTTCTCTAGCTTTGTATCTAACGTTTCCAGTGTCAAAGTCACCTTCCATTGAAGTTTTGATTGGTGATCTGTTGAACATCTTCATACCATTAGGTACATCAGTTTTGATATAGAACGCATCTGTATCAGTTACGTAATGGTTAATTACATAACCTTGAGGTACCATTCCTCTAGATACGAGTGCATTGATATCGTTATCTGCTGTTCCCGTTCTACCTTTTGATTCCATTAGTCTCTCTGCTGTAAACTGCTGGTTAGGGTGAATGATTAATTTCATTCCTCTAGCAGCGATTTTTAGACCTCTTTCATCAGTGAAAGCAGAAATATCAATTAGAGATTGCTCTAATGATGTTTCGTTAAGGTCAGCAGGAGTTTGCAATTGGTTAGAGAATGTTCCAGCTAATGTAGGGTGGTTCACAATTGCTCCACCTGCATTATTACCGAAAAGTGATACTCCGTCACCACCTGCAAAGTTTCCATCGAAACCATTGTTTAGGACGTTAGCCGCTTTAACTTGTTTAGTATTAGCCATAGATCTAGCTAATGCTTTTGTATATCTAGACGCAAGTCTGTCATACAAGTTGTCTTCAATTGCTTCTTCAGTAATTGAAAACGCTAAAGCGATTGTTTCGTGCGTATAACGAGAAGTGAAAGTCTCTTGAGCATCATCAAATGATACACCTTGACCTTCAGCTTTGACTTGTGCGTTACCGAATCCAGATAACATTACTTCCTCTTCGAAAGCTCTGTCTGAAGTTTCGATATCGTAAATCTCAGCGTGTTCGTTCTCGTAGTTTTTGTATTCCAAGCCGAATAGTGCATTCAGACCTGGCTCTAGTTCTTTAACTAGTTGTGATCGTGATATTGCCATAGTATTTTATCTCCTATTCCTAGCTTAGTTTATATACAAGTTACTTGCAGAGTTAACTACAACGACCATGTTTGCACCAGCTGCTGTAATGTCTTTGTTCTCAGGCGCACCAGCGACTCTGACAACTTTCCACATTTTTGTAGTAGCTGAACCACCGGCAACATTTAAAAGTACAGTCGATTGACCGTCTTTGTTGTCAGTAGCTGTAAACGATGTTACGTTAAAGCTTTTTCCGTTGTTACTTGTTGGGCAAGCAGCATCTGTTTTAATCATGTATTCTTGAATTGGATCGTCATTCACGAATGCTTGACCGTTGCTGTTACCTGTATTGAAGTCAGTTCCAAAGATTGTCCCTGCATCCACTGAATTTGCAAATCTTGGTTTGCTTGTAGAGCTATCAACATAAAAAATTCCGTTGAATACACCCACTAACAAATTATCAGCGCCGTTATCATAACCGGCACCACCATTAGCTGCATCATCTGTAGTTGCGAAAGAAGCGTCTTGTAAAAAACCTTCAGCTCCACCTGCACCTTGCAGGGAAACTGGATTATTTTTAAAGATACCCACACCTAAACCTGACTCGACTAGGTATTCAGATTGACCGCCGATTGAAGGTGTATTACCTAATCTTTCGATCATCTTTAAACCAAAGCCTGTTGTTGAGCTATTAGCCATAGTTGTTTCTCCTTAATGTGCCTGTCCCGAAGGACCTCCAGCACGGGTTTTATTTTAATTTAGCGGGTAGGAATTGTTAAAAAATTAACGTTTCTTTGTACCACCAAAAGTTACACGCGTTTGTCGATCAGCATTGATCGGCATACTAGGATGTTGTTCCCTCATAAGATCGTTGTCTATTGCTTCGTTTCTCTCCTGAGTTTGCTTTTTAAAGTACTCAGTTCGAGATTGTGCGATCTCTTCCGGTATCCTTGCCAACACAAGGCCACCAACTCCAATCACTCCTGCGTATTTTCCTTCCTTCATAGTAGGGTAAATCATATCTGGATATTCATCAGCTCTCACTAATTCATAACCTGATCTTAATTTACCAGACATGTTTTTAGTATCGTCAAATCCTAAAACCTCTGTCCGTAGCCATCTATGTTTAAAACCTTTTGGCGCAGGTGGTGCATCTAAAGATGATGGGGGAGCCCATGTCGTAGGTCTAACCTCTTTAGCCCTAGACTGGCTTGCACGAGTGGTTTTTTTATTTTCTTTTGTCATATGCTATACCTCCTTCGTGATTTTTAACTGTTTCGCATATTCTTCCAGTGGCACACCTAATTTTTTAGCAATTGCTACCTGTGAAGGTGTGAGAGACACAGTTTTGCGACCTGGTTTGACAGAACGTCTAGCCGAAGCTACAGTTCGTACAGGTTTGGTCGTTTCCCTTTCCTCATTTGTATCAAATTTGTGAGGGAATTCAAGTCTTATTCTTTTGTCAACTTCTGCATAATAATCGTCAGAGGCTGGATCAAAACCTTCATCGTCCACTAGTTTTTTGTGTATATCAAAAGCAGTGTAAGTCATTGCAGTATCTTTACCAAACCACTTATTATTTTCAGCCCAATCCTGTGCTTTTGGATCAGGTTCTCTAGTTGGTTCAGTCTTTCTAGATGGTGTAATGTTTACAGGTCTGTCTAAAAGCTCGGCTTTAGATGTTGTGTTTTTCTGCTCTTCTAATCTTGCTTCCTCGTAACCAAGTCTAGCAATTTCTTTTTGAGCAGTAACTTCAGCTTCTAAATCTCCAGCTTCTCTGGCAGCTGCTAATGTTGCATAAGTAGCTTTAAGATTAGATTTAATTTTTTCTTCTCTATCTTTTAAACCACTTGTTTCTAGTTGAGAGTATTTTCTTTTAAGACTATCAGAAGTTGCTTTAACTGATCGTGCATATTCTAAAGCTTCTTCTTTTTGTCTTTCAGCCTCTCTTATTTTTCCAGTAAGTTTATCAATTCTTCTTTTGACTTTCTTACTATATGATTCTAATTCTTCATCTTTCTCTGCACCTTCTACAGGTGTTTCTTTCTCTTGTTCAACAGTTTCTACCTGTTCAACTTTTACTTCTTTCTCTTCTTTTGCTTGTTGTTCTTCTGGCACATCAACATCTACATCAGGTCCTGATGTATCAATGTCTACCATAGGAACATCTTTTTTTTCTTCGTTGTCTATTGGCATAGTTTCCTCCTATGTGCTTAAATGTAATGCAACATAAATTCTGGGTCAGCAACAGTACCCAAAACTTCGTCGTCGTTAAGAATACGGACTTCTCCGCCTTCTATTGGTAATCGTGATCCAGCGTACCTTGCAAAGATCACCCAATCTTTTTCTTTACACCATGCGCCTTCAGGAAATTTTTCTTTATCCTTATATGCGTCTGGTCCTATTTTTAAAACATAACCGCAGTTAGTTGCGATTCTTGCTTTGTCTAAAGATTCTTGTGAAAATATTAAACCACCTCTAGTTTTTTCTTTTGGTGTAAAAGGTAAAACTAAAAGTCTCCAACCAGAAGGTTCTGGTAGGTTGTCTATTACTTTGTCAACGTTTGTTTCGTCGACTCTTTTTAATTTCTCTTCTTTATCTTGCTCTTTATATTTTTCTTCAAGAGCCATTTTTATCTTCGGGTCTTCCGAAGTCGATAACGTTTCCTTGCTCATTTTTTTGCTCCTTTTCTTCTAGCAGGTTAGAGATTTCCTGTTGTATTATTTGTAAAGCATGTGCTTTCCCAAGCAGATACTTGTATTTTTCCATATTGTCAACCGATCCAGATGTATAAGTTTCTTGAATCTGATTGATTCCTTCTTTCAACATTCGTTGAATTTTGTAAACAATAGTTATTGGGTCCATCATATTTTATAGGCTTGTAACTCGTTTAACTTTTCTTGTGCATCAGCTATTTTTTGTAATTGTTTATCAACCTCATCAATATGCTGAGGATGTTCTCCAATACCTACAGAATTTTCTAAGTAGATTTTTATTGTAGCGTCTGCTTCAGATATTTGAGCGTTATATCTTGCTTCAAGCGCGTCTAGTATTGCTCTTTTCACCTATAACTCCTTTTAATGTTTTAGCTTGTTTAGCATGTGTCTTAGAGGCTTTCTTTAAACCTTTAATAACTTTTTTTATTTTTGCTTTTGCTTTTTTCATATTAACATCTCCATCTTCTTCGTGCCTGACGGATTCGTGAGTTAGGATCATTTCTAGTTTTGGCTGATGCTCTTTTGAGTTGCCCCAGTGAACGTGCGCAGTATGATTTTCTACGTTTTGCAGCTTTTGATCCAGGCTTCACTTTTCCTGTCACGGCTGTTTTTAATTTTGAACCGGGATTTAATCTTCTATAGGCTTTGACACCGGCTCGTGTCATACCTGCTCCAGACTTTGTAGGTCTAAAGTTCTTTTTATTTCTAGCTGGCATTGTACCTTTGTTGTATAATTCTCTAGACGTTTGTGTTCTTGCTATCATTATACTTCTACCATCCTAGTCATATTTATAATTCCACCATTCATAGCTTTTTTTCTTTTTGTAAATGTAGCAACGTTAGTTGGTTTTGGACCAGTATTACTTGCTGCTCTTTTTCGTCTGACAGCACTCGCCTTTTGCGAGCTTGTCATCCGTGTGGCTTTTGCAAGTGGGACGCATTTTGGATACTTCCTTTTTGAGCCGCTCGCTGATTTCCTTCCACATGGTTGATACTTCCCGTTCTTCTTCGGGGCTCCTATGTCCACCCACTTCTCGTCGAGCCATTCTTTAAGACCTTTTTTTGCCATTAGACATTCTTATAAGCTTTTCTTTTACCCTTCATTATAGCACCGCAACCTTTGGTAAATAACTTTTTAGTTGATCCACCGTTGCTCATTTTCTTTCTACCTACTTTGCCTTTGCAATATTTAGAAGCCCAAATGTTTGCATATGCGCTGGGATAGACCGAAAATTTTTTCTTCGCTGCGGCTTTACCTTCTGGACAAAGCTTTGCCATTATCTCATCTCTTTTCCGAATCCTCTTTTAGCTTTTCCTCTAGAGCCTCTGTTAAGTTCTCTTACGACTCTTTTCTTCTCAGCTTTTAGATTCTTCTTACCTTTTTTAGTATATGCTTTTTCTGCATCTACTCTTCCAAGTTCTTCAAGACGGTTTTCTCTTTTAGTATTTTTTGCGTGGCCACCTTTTTTCATTCCACCTCTGTCCATTAGTTCAGTAGGTTTTCTTTTTGATTTTTCGTCTACTCCGTATCCTCTAGAATACATTGCAGATCCGCCACCCATTTTTTTCATACGGCCACCTTTCATTGCAACCGTTCTGTCAGTTCTAAATCCCATTTTTTCTGCGGCTTGTTTTCCTTTATCGGATTTAATCATCTTAGTTAAACCAGGATTTTTACTTCTGCTTATATCTTTTCCCATATCTTTACCCCGTTTGTGTATTTTTTTTAATCTCACCTTTTTTCTTAAGTTCGATCATACTTTTATCTTTTCCAGAGTAAACTTTACCTTTTGCTTTGTCGTGATCAGGTCTAGGTCTTACTCTAGGCTTTGGTTGATAGTCAGTTCTCATTATTTTTTTCCTCCTTGGCCATTACGCCATATTTGTGTTCCCTTTATACCATAAACGCTCGCCACTACAAGAATCCACAAATTTGTGAACCACGTCGGCAGTGATGCGAAGTGTTCAAAGAACAGTTTTACTTTGTCCATAGCGGTTGGATCTTCCGATATAACCGCCCAAGCCAAAACTAACACGGGCGCAGACAAAATCAATAAAATAAATTCGTCCTTATAATCATTTTGACGAGCTTCTAACAATTTCCCTTGATAAGCTTCTTCACCTCGGGCTTGACGCTCTGCATGTAACAGTTGTGCGTCTGACATTGCTACTTTCGCCTTCTGCTTGTTGGCATAAATTTTACTTCCAGCAGATACGGCTAATTTAATTGCCGATAACCACATATTAGTACCAAGTTACAGTTGATCTTTTGTTTTTTAGCATTCTTCTTTGACCTTGTACTCTGTCTTTTTGAGATTCATTTGGTTTTGACATCTCAACAGGTACTCCGCCTTTTAGATAGCCGTCTTTGTTTGTAAATTTCTTGAAATCTACGTGTTTTGACTGAGTTTTGATCATGGTTCTCCTATTTTTACTTAACTATTTATCGTTTTTAAGTGCATTTTGCAATAAAGTTTTCTCAAGTGAAGTTTCAGCTCTCATTTCTGCTAATTCTTCGTTCTGTTCTAACTTATTGTCTTGATTTTGTTGATTCATGACTGCTTTCATACGATCTAAATCAATTCTTTTAGACTCATATTCTTTTCTTCTTTGATTTTCAGCTGCTCTTAAGTCTAATTCTCTAGCTTTTAACTTAGCAAGAGGGTCATTATCAAATTGAGAAGTAATTTCTTTCTCTTCCTTCATGAATTCTTCTGTCATTTCAGCAATTAACACAGCTTTTCTTGCTTCAAACTTATCAGAAAACTGTTTTAACTGTTGTTGTACCTGTGGATTTTGTGCCATTGCAGGATTTGCTTGAGCTTGTTGTTGTATTTGTTGAATTTGTTGTATCTCTTGAGCCATTTCCATTTCAGTTTGCTCTTGTGCCATCAATGATATGTGTTCAAAAATATTTTTTTCTAAACTTGCCATGATAGCTGGATTATTTCTAGCAATATTAGTAGCCATAAAATTTAAATGAGCTGTAATGTGTGCTCTATGATCTTGTCCAGGAAAAGCTTGAAAAGGTTTTCCAGCCATCGCATCAATATGTTCTAGTGCAGGGTCTTTTGGAGCAGGTGGCTGAGGACGTATTAATATTGAATCTACATCTTTTACACCCAACGCTTCATACATGTTTCTATAAACGTTGTATGTATTGTGAATCTGTGGGTTTGACATTGCCAGTTGTAACTCTGTTTGCGCTAAAGATATTCGCTGTGATTGAGAGAAAATATTCGGGTCAGCAAC